GGAATTTATTAATCTTCCGAACCTTTCGAACACGTAAATGTACGAACAATTCCTACGGTAGCCAAATTTTTAATGGTAGATGTTTTAAAACAATAAAATAAATCATCACCAATACGCTCATAAGTTAAACCATCTAACTCAATTATTACACCGTGATGTTTTGATTTTCTAAACGCATTTAACGTTGGAGACATATCTTCACAGTAATTACGTCTAATTATTTTACGTGTTTTCATTTGATTACTTAATAAATATTTTTAATGTTCTATTTTCATCTTGCAATGAAAACTCAATATCCTTAACATCCATATTAACATAAACTCTACCATTACCATCAATTATCTCTAACCGTGTAATATTAGGTTTATCAAATTTTTTAAATTCTGTATCAATTTTAGTAGAATGGTTTTGAATTCTATCTAATAAGTTGGGATTAATTATACTCATGAGTTTTGATTTTATTCGCCTGGTCTTTTAGTGCTAATCCAACTATAGCCAGCCATTTTATTTGATTCGTATTTAGATTTATTTGCTCGTTTATTAGTATTATATAGGAATACTGAACCATGATATGGTTCACCATTGATTCTACGTTTACCGTTAAATGATCTGAATTCTCTACTTGTAACTCGATACCAACCATTTAGGTTAGGCATCCAAATTTCTAAGTTAGAGGCAGTATTAAAATCATACTTGATTTTCTCAGTATTACCTGTTTTCTCCATAACCCTTATTTTTATTAATCTATACTATTCAATTCATTTTCAGCTAATTCAATAGCTCTTTCTAAATCATGACCTTGAGATATATAAAAATCGGTCCAATATTCTAAAAATTCTTGATTTGTTGGATGTGACATAACCTTTATTTTTTAAATTTAAATCGCTCGAACCATTCGAACACGTAAATATACGAACAATATCTCAGGTAGCCTACTCTTGTATTAGAGAAAGCCACTCATCTACTCGATTTTCCCAATTTTGTTTTCGAGCCCAAGTCCAAGCTTCATTATTTTTACAATTCCAATTCCTATGGAATCCTTCATCTTCAACATCTTTAAGTAATGTTTCTATAATCAAATCAGGATTGTTTTCAATTAATTCACCTCGAGTACCTTTATTAATTAAATGTTTTATATTACCCGGACCGTTAGTTAATATTTTAACCCCAGCCATCATCATTTCCAAAGCAGTAATACAGTATGTTTCAAGATAATCTGAAGCATAAACCCAATATTCAGCTTTAAATTGCTCTATTTTTAATTGAGTTGGATTCAAAGCACCTAACCATGTTACATCTTTAAGTTGACTTATATCATGATTAAACCAATCTGAACTGTAAGGTGGTGAACATATTACTAATGATAAATCGGGTCTAATTGCTTTCCATTTATCCCAATTTGATAGGATTAAATCTAAACCTCTATCAGGTGATGAGCTCCAAATTATTCTACCCTTAATTTTATCTTGAGGTTGAATATTATCATAATCATCTAAATCAATAGCATTGTCAACTGAAATTATATCAGTGTGATTGTTATCTGAGTATTTAAATAATTCTGATTTATGTTCTGTTAAATAATTTTTATGGAAGTTACTTACTCCAACTATACCTTTTAATCTACCATCATTTAAATAATTACTCCAATCTTTTAATTCCCCACCTTTATACCATTTGTAAAAGTATTCGTTGTGCATCCAGAAATATGCTTTATCAAATTTAATTTTATAATCTTCTAAATGCTTAATAAAATGTAAATAATTGGTAGCTATAACAACATCATAGTGAGGATATACTTGAAGATTATGTGGTTGGGTTGTACCTATAGGTCCTTGATATCGATGAAAATTACCATAGTAGATATATTTAACACCATCAAAAACACCTTCATTAATATCTCCACTTATAGTTACATCATGACCTTTTAATTTTAAATAATGAGCTAATTTTATTACACAATATTCACTACCACCTATACCTTTATCTATCCAAGTATTTTTATTCCACTGTGGGTTATGGTATCCGCCCCAAATTAATATCTTCATATTATTATTTTTTATTTGTGAGCTTCCCCTTTTAAAAAACTAACAATAACATATCTAGTTCCACTCGTTACAGGCCTAGCACCATGTTTATGAGTTATATTTCCAGGATGTAATGTCATTGTTCCTATTTGTTTTGGGTTAGATAATGCCTTGTACTTTGGAAAATATGTCCCACCACCCTCAAATTCACCTGGGTTTAGATTTACTAATGTAGTTAAATTACTGTAATCGTGGTGTAAACTTAAATGTGATTGTTCATCTGATTTATATCTAATAATAAATGATTCATCACGCAATACATCCCATGATTTACCTTCTAAACCATAAGCCCATATTGCTAATGGTCTAATAAATTCATTTAATAATCTAGTATAAATTTTACCCATACCTAATACTTCAAGTAAGTTATCGGTTGTAGGATAAAACTCATGTCTGTTTTTAGTCCACTCTTTAGTTTCAGCTAATAAAATTATCTCATCACAAAATTCTTTAGTAAAAAATGGAAATTCGTAACAATTAACAATTGGTTCGTCTACTAATAAATCATATTCACCTTTTCTAACCATTGGGTGAATGTATTTATTACACCATACACCCCAATCACTATCATCTAATAAACTTGGATTTGATAATGATGGAAATGATAATATTTCTTTTGTAATGTGAGGTGTTAAATTCATTGATGTTGGGTTAAATTCGGTTGTGGAGGTAGCATGAGTATTAGAAGATTGATCAAAATACCCTCCATTTAAAGCATAAGCCTTAAAATTAGAATTATAAAATACATCTACAGCATCTAACCTATCTGAAGTACCATTTATAGCAGATAAAAATTCATCACTAGCTATAATATTATCTAATATAGGTGAATCAAGTATTTCTTTCATACCTTTTCTAGATACAAAATAAGCATGGGTATTGTAGGTGTATCCGGTTTGAATAACATCTTTATTTACTACTAATTCATTTTCCCATAAAGCATTTCTATCCAAATATAATATACTCCAATCATCTGGTACATTATCAAGTTCCTCTTTAGTTGGAAATTTATTTGTTGGGATAAAATCTTCTTCTAAAATTAATATGGCTTCAAAACCATCTTCATAAGCAGATTTAATACATTGATAGTGAGACAACATACAACCTGCTTCACCTGGAGTTATATCTCGACTATAAAAATGATTGGTGTTATCTTTTAATTTCCACCAATCAGCTAATGTAAATTTAAATGGAGATTTGGATTGATCTTTTACTATTTCCCAACCATTAATAGCAGGTAAAATATAGTAATTAATATCATTATCTCGTTTTATTTTTTTTAATTTGTTTATTATTTCCTCATTTGTAGAATTAAGGTTAATAATATAAGTAAAATCTATTTTCATATAACTTATTTTAAATCATCTATTTCAAATTCAAAATCATCATCTTCATCATCCAAATCAGGAGTCATGTAGTATTTTTTCCACAATTTATCATCTTCTTGCAGACATTCTTGACATACTGTTTTACGTGATACTGTGGCTATTAATTCATCATATGCTATTAATTCCATTTCAAAATTTTCATCAATATCCATTTCACCCCAATCACTATCCTCACCCCATAATGCTTCTCTATCAATATTATTTTCAATACAGTAATTAGTTATTCTTTCTTCCATCCAATCTAGAATAGGAACATCAGCGGCAAACACTTCAGGTAGAATAGTAGGTTTATAACACCAAGCACAAGTATTAGCCATCATTCAATTATTTGGGCTTCTTCTATGGTACGACATATAAGAAATTTATTATTAATATGAACAACCCTATCACCATCTAAGTGATCAACCCAAATACCAAGAAGTTTTTGATTAACTGTATTGCTGTTTTTTTCTGTATAAAAATAACTGGGGTTGAATTCTCTTAATACCTCTAACATAATATCCCCAACATAAATAGAGTTTAAATATTTCATACATTTTACTTATCAAGTAGTTGTTGTAATTTCTGTATTTGTTCTTTGGTTTTTGAGTCTTGGGGGGTAACTCTCTTTAATATTAAAATTGTTTCTACAATTTCTTCTCTTGATAACTTAATCTCTGTTGCATTCATCTTCGATTATATTTTATATTATACCGTTATAAATATTAAATCATCTACCCCCATTTATTACCCTAATAATAAATTTTTATTTTCTAGAAACATCCAAAATCTTTCTAGCCACAACTCAATTCTAACACCTTCTACTTCATCTTTATCCATCATTCCATTACTGCGTCTGCTAGCTACATAGGCAATCCCCATATCACAAAAGTCTCGAGCTTGATCTTTATCTCCTAATTTAAAACTTTCTTTTGCCTTATCCAAGCAATTATGTAAAATTTGTCTCTCTACTTTCATATTATTGGTTGTTAAATACATTTAATAATTCAATTGCGCTTAATTGAGCAGCAACTGCATCGAATTTTTTATGAGTATATTCTTTATCATTTTCATAACCTAATTTAAAACTAATGTATGAACCATTTTCAAATCCAACTATTACAATTGGAAATTCTTTATAATCATTTCTGTAGTTTTTAACATAATCCTTACCTACAGTAACATTAGCTTTAGGGAATAATGTCTTATATTTTTCAACAGTATATTTAATAACTAATTTTTCACGATTAGCATAATCATATTTGTTTTGAGCTTCTTTATTATTCTCGATAAGTTTAGCAAACAATGAAGCTGGTAAGTAAGCTCTATATTGAGAAGTGATTGATGAACACTCAAGTTTATTATGTTCAACTCCAACATATGATTTTTTAACTTCTATTTCATTTGTATACTCATTATATCTATCAAATATTATACTACAACCACCTGAAGATTTCATGTAAGTTATAGTAGTTGAAAATGCTTCTGAACCATAACCAAATTCTTTATCTTCAGTAACAACACCATATTCTAAATCATTAATATAATCAATACCAGCTTTAAAACCACCACTAATTAGTAAATTTTCTATTTTAGATTGAGTTAAAATTATACGTTCAACATTTGATTTTTGGTTCGCAATAAATGAATTAACTCGTTCTTGTTGAGCATCTGTTAATATTCCTAATTCTAATTCTAATTGATTTGTCATAACCTTTATTTTTTATTATTTATATTTACTAATTAATCGCTCGAACCATTCGAACACGTAAATGTACGAACAATATTTCAGGTAACCTACCCTTTGGCTAGAGATTTACACAAGAATCAATTAACTCATCAAAAGCAGTATTTGATACTGATTTAGAATGAGCACCTATATGCCATTCAATTGTTTCATCTAAATCTAATTTACGATATTCTTTCCAATCATAAATTGTAAATACATCACCATCTTCTGTTTCACAATCCCATTCAAAATTAACTTTATCATCTCCTGTATTATCTTGAATTGTTGGTTCACCTAATATTGAGATTAAATCGTTTACACTTGCTTTAATTGTTACATCGTGAAATGAAGTTCCGTTTGTACTTGAATTTGTAATTTTCATAACTCTTATTTTTAATTAATCGCTCGAACCATTCGAACACGTAAATATACGAACAAAAAATCGCGCCTCCAAGTAGGGGCGCGATTATTTTTAATATAAAATTAAATTTATTTTATTGGTAATCTTTTAAGAAACGACCAAAGTGTTCTTTTAAAGCTTCATTCTCATCTACAAAATTTGAATCATTGTAAAACGCTTCACGTTCATCATCATCCATTTCATCATTTGATTTTGCAGTACCATCTGCTTTATATCCTGGACGAGCAACTTCATCTTTTTCACTAATATATTTTTTTACTTGATCAAATGTAGCTCCTTTATCTAACATTCTGTAAACTTTAGCCCATATTGCTTTTTTATCAGCTGGGATATCATCATCATTGTCTGCTAGATCATTATATTTGTCTTTTTTCTCAAACATAGGAGCAACTTGAGCATCTTCTTTACCTTCTAAATCATTTTGATTTGAACCTGCACTTACAGCTGAACTATAATCTTTAGCTTTAGCATCAGGTGAAGCTAAAGTATCAACATTATCAACATCATCTTCAGGTTCTGATTTATCAGATGGACCTGTTGATTCATCTAAACCACCTTGATCCATATTGGTATCATCTGCAAATTCTTGCATTTGAGATGTTAAATACTGTATTACATCGCTTACATCAAATGGGTCTCCAGCTTCAACCATATCTTCATAAATTTCACTAAATTTAAGTAAGAATTGTTGTAAAAGTACTCTGTTTGTTAACCCATCAATACGATTGAAATTTTCACCTGTCATTTCTTTAATACCACCTTTCTTAATGATTTTTTCTCTTTCTTTAGCAATAAGAGCTTGAATAGCTTTTATTTTATCTCTATCAGGATGTGCTTCTAGTCTATCTGCTTCTTTAGCAGCTTCCCATTCGTCATTAGACATACCTTCTAGGATGTCAAATAAATTATATTTACTCATTATTTTTTCTTTTTAGAATTGTAATAGTATTTCTTTTTTGATGGTTTTCCTTTAGTTGCGTCTACTACGTCTCCTAATTCTTTGATTACATCTTTAGATTCATCAATTACATTTTTAGTTCTACGAGTAGTTTCTTTAACTACTTTTTTAGTTTTTTCAACTGCTTCTTCTACTCTATCAGGAATATAATTATTATTTACATCCTCAAATTTTTCCTTTTTTTTCAAATATACTAATGCAATCGCAAATACTGCAATCGCTATTACAGTTAATATTAATATTGTCATGTTTTTATTTTAAGTTAATATGCTTTATATGTTATAAATATATAGAAATTAATTAATATTATACCTTTCAGTATAAGCCTGAATTAATGATTCGCCTACACCTAATTCTAGTATAATTGCTTTATCAGGTACACCCACTAATTTTGGTGAGGTAATGATATAATCAATATTTTCATTAGCAAATACCTTTATTTTAGTTTGGGCATTAGAACGTTCAGATGTTTTAAAGACCATAACTACAGGTTGTTTTGCATACGCTTTACCTTTTTCAGGTTTTACTCTAGGGTGAGTAGCTCCTTTAGCAGGGGTAAATTCTGTTTTATAAGGACCATTTTTAGTTTTATTTTTATCATAATACCAAACCGCTTTATACCCAAGTTCAGGTTTTGTTGGTACCTCATAAAATGTTTTTTCGTATTTTTCTAAAACTACTGTGGGTGTTTCAACTGGTCTACCTCTGTTTTCTTTTATTGCCATTGTTATATCTTTTTAATTATGGGTAAATATACGAACAATAAATGAGGTAACCAAATTTTATATTAATTGAATTAAATAATAACTTAATTTGTACCCAATAAATGCTCCTATAGCAGATGGGATAGGAAATACAATCAGTTTACCTAGATCAGTTACATATTTAGGTCTATTTAAAAGTTTACCCATAAATGCATAATATGCTAAATATCCTAATAATACTGCAATATCTGTTTTGGTTGCTATAAATACAACTAAAGTTGCCCCAATAAAGGCAAAAGTAAAATTATCTCTTACTCCTTCCCAAATTTCTTGATTGGTAGCTTCTTTCCATTCCTTAACTATTTTATTTACTTTTATTTTAGGGTGTTTCATAACTTAATTGATTTTATCCAACTTGCATCCAAATATGTTTTATCAGGAGTACCTAAAATTTCAGTTACTGCCCTCATTACTCCGGGCCATTCTTTTTGATAATCATGTCCTCCTATTAATTGTTTGGTTTTTGGAAGATATAATTCAATATCTTTTTTTACATCTTCATACTCATGATTACCATCAATGTATATAAAATCAAAATAACCATCCTCAAACCTATCAGCTATGTTGTAACTAAATCCTTGATGTAAAGTTATGTTATCAAAGTAACGAGTATTTAGTTTAAATTCATTCTTAACATTGGTCCAATTTTCAGTAAAAACATCATTTGACTTTTCTACACCTTCAAAAGGATCAATACAATGTATCTCAGTAAATATACCTAAAGAAGCAAATAAAAATGCTGATTCTCCTTGGTAAGATCCAATTTCTAACATTTTTAAATTAGATTGGTTATGTAGGGTTTCGTATAAGTCATACAGTAGATCTGTAATACCTAAAAAATATCTATTACCCCACATCTTATTCCATTGTGGAGGTGGATTAAATCTTAATGAACTCATACTATCCTACTAAATTTCTATCACACCAATTATCGGAAGAATGTGCTACCCTATTATTACTAGATTCTATGTATTCCCATGCTAAGCTAAATCGAGTACCATTTGATGTGTTTGGATAGCATCCATGTATCATATTGATATTAAAAAACACAGCGTAGGGGGCATCTAATTCTAAATCTAATATCACATTAGGATTTAAAATTTTTTCATCTATCCATCTTATTCCTTCTATATGAGAAGATACACCATGTCTTATTATCCCCCTATTATGAGATTCAGGAATGACTCTTAAACAACCATTTTCTTTATTTGTATCCTGAAAATATAGGGCACAACTAATTATAGTATTAGGATCACCTTTAAAATAGAAATTATCTTGATGAAAAAATGTTGATATCCCCACTTTAGGTTTCATAGGAAAAAATTTAGATATATAAACATCTAGTGTTTCTTCAGTATTAATTAACTGTTTAGCAATATCTACTAAAATTTTATTTTTTGCTATTTTTAAAAACTCAGGTTCATAATCACAGGCACCTTCTATTTTATTTAAATTAGTAGGACTATTTAGTCTGTAGTTGCCTTCATGTTCCATTAAGTTAAGAGAATACTCATAGTGCTTTTGTGATGTTTCTAATAAAGTTTTTAGATCATCTTTAGATAAAAAATCTTTTACTATTACATATCCTAACTTGTTAAAATTATTTATATCAAAGTTCATATTTTGTATCTATAAGTACTTATTAAACATTTCTTTTGCTTTTTCGAAATTGTCTTGATCCTCTTCCATTATAGTTAAAATAATAAAATTAGCTTCTTCTTCAGTACATTTAATATCAATTATTTTGATGTATGTTTCTACATCAACTCCTAATTCTCCTGCGATGGCGTGATCCATCATGTCCCATAGTCCTGCCATTAGTTTTTATTTCTTAAATCATTTCTTTTAATCTCATGAACCAATTCAAATTTATCTCGGATAAAGACATACTGGTAGTAAGGCATTCCTTCCTCTTGTAATCTTCTTATATAGATCTTTACTAATCTCTCAGCATTGATACAATGTCTTAATGTCTCACATGAATTGATTACTTTCTCAATCCAAATTTCAATATCTACTGGTGTGTTACTTTCTGCTGCCATATTAATTTAAACTAGTTAATACTGTATTTAACATATTTGTTTCGTTTACAAACAATTTATCCTCTAGAGCTTGTCTATTTTCTTCAATATGAGCATGAATATTGTTTATAATAATATCATAAGCTTTTTCATGTAAAGACTTTGCAAAAGAAAATTTAGAATTAGTAATCTGAATTCCATTTTGTTTTAGCAATACATAATAATGTTTTTGTTCATTAATAAGAAAATATTTATCTGTTAGAGGTGTCATCCTTAAAGATGTTTTAGGATGTTGTAATAATTTATTAACAATATCTATAAATTGTTGTTCATGTGGGGTTGGGGTATACTTTAAAAATCTTTTGAATATCATAACCTTTATTTTAATTATTAATATGATTAAATATATGAAAAAAAGCTTGGGTATCCAAGCCTTTTATCAATTATTTTACAAATAAGATATTACTTTCAGGGTCCCATTCTACATTCCATGGTTTCTGAGTATATTCATATGCCTCATCTAATACTGAAGCATTTATGTAATGGATGTTGTCTATGGTATCAATTCCATATCCTGAATGGATATGTCCACATACATGGATTTTTGGTCTGAATCTTTGGATTCTTTCAGCTAATAATTCACAACCTAAATTATCCCAAGGTCTTCCAGCTACTGTATCAACAGAACCCCAAGCAGGACCGTGTGTTATTAAGATATCTGTATCGTCAGGTATTCCTTCCCATTTACCTGATATTTCGATTCCATTTTTAGGCAAATTAAATGCCCAACTATAAAATTCAGGTTGCCAAGGTGATCCGTAAAGTTTAATGCTCTTATCTGTTTCTAAGTCATATATTTCATATGCCTCGTCTTGTAGATATGTTATGTTTGGAAATTTAGATAACCATTGTTTTACATCTTCAGGATGATTTTCAAACATTCTATCATGATTTCCTGCTATAAATACCTTTTTATCATAACCAGGGATTGAATCATACCAATATAGAAAATCAATTATATCATTTTTATTGTATCCTGAGTTCATTATATCACCGGCATGAATTAATAAATCCCCACCAGGTAAATCTGAGTAGGGTATTAATCCTTGTCTTGTATGTGTGTCTGATATAAATGTAATTTTCATAATATATTATTTTAAAATAAGGGGGAGTAAATCAAAAACAATATTCTAGATCCCGGTTTCAAAGAATGTTGAATTTATTGAACGTGCGCGATTGTTGATGTGTTGAATTGTTGATTCTTGATTTTCATATTCGATATCACTTATCACCCTGTTTGGCTCTCAGTAAAGTTGTAAGAACCATCGAATATTATCTTATCATCACTCCCTTACCCTTAAATTATATTGTAGTCGTAGCGTTATGTACGTCTAATTCTGCTTGAATTTCTTCGATTGATGCTTCTAATGTCGCCACAAATCCATCCAATTGAGCGATATTGATTTCTACTTCTTTTTCTGATGGGGCTGAACCATATCTACCCTCATGTTTACCTTCATCTGTAGGTACTTTTTTCAATTCCTTGATTCTTCCTTTTAATTCCGCCATACGGAATATTTTAGAATACACAGGCGCGTTTGCCAAGTGGATTCTAGTTTTCAATTCAATTAACTCCGTGGTGATTTCAGCTGCCTTATCTAAGGCATCCTGTACTGAGTAACGTCTTGGGTTACCAGCTTCTTGTGAGTTAAACTTTTGAGCAATTGCGTATTGCTTCTTTAGCTCAACGGCTAATTTGTTTTTTTTCTTTAATGCTTGAGATACATTCATGACTTTTATTTTTATTTATGTTTTAATATACGAACTTTATTTTACTAATCCCACCATCCTTCTATATTTTCTTCCATTATTTTAAATAGTAATTTTCTTGCTCGATCGTGATTAAGGTGAGCAATATTCTGAGCTATTACTCTTTTCATATCAGAATCATTTCTACCATTTAAAGTAAATACTCCTTCTCCTTTTAAAACTCTTTTATATACTAAGGGATATTTAGCAAAATATTCATCATACTTTTCCCATACCTCTTCTGAGTTGTATAAGGAAGATCCTTCTCTGTCTTCACAAGGTGTAAACCATACTCTGTCTTTATGATAATCCATATACTCCATTGTATAATCTTCTTCTTGTACTTTTTTAATTAACTTAACACAAAGTCTCATTCTTTTAGCATCAAGTTGTGCTCGAGTATGAAAATCTCTTCTACCAATGTAATTAGCTTGAGCTTTTAGTTTATGTTGTAATATTTCAAAGATGTAATGACCATCCCAATTTCGGTCTTTCCATATGATTGGAAACCAATATATAATGTTTTTAACACCTTGTTTAAAGTATTTGTGATAATACTTTCCATCATGTTCCCACCATAACCATATTCTTCTAAAGAAGTTTGGTCTTGGTTGGTTATTTAAATCTTCAAAAAAATCTTCCATAATTTCTATACTGTATGTTCAATTTGTACTCTTACACAATTTTGAGGTAATCTATGGATATGTCTGTAGTTATTTATATAACCCATCATATTAGCACTACCAACGGCATTTGCAGAATGTATTACAACATCAACAACAGGAGATCCATCCAACCATTGATTAACCAACCATTTAGTGCAATCCATTCCAGTTTTCTCTTCAATATTATCATAATTTAATTCGTAATTGTAATACACGTTTGAGTGCCATTCAGCCATTGCCGAAGGTCCTAAATCATGATCTAATGAAATTACATCAATGTTTTCTAACCCATAGTAAGTAACTTGATCTACAAATTGTTCGTAGTTTCTAACTACTTTCCAACTTGGATCAACTGGTGTTCTTACATCGTCTAAGTATATTTTATGTTTCATAATGTAAATAATTCGTAGTCACTGTTTTCTGTTCTAAATTTAATATAATCCTCTCTTTGTTCAACAATTTCTGTTACTAAAGTAGTTTGCCAAGTAAAGAAAGGACCAAATGGAGACATTAATAAACTTCTACCAACAGCAATGTCTTTAAAGTCTGATTTATATTTCCCATCATCATTAAACTCTAACCATTTTACATCTCTGGATGTTTTAGTTAATTGATCTCTTTCTCGAACTAATTTATATTTATGTTCTGATTCTTTTCCATAGATAGCTTCGAATGTTTCATCTAATAATAGTTCATTACTATCATTTAACTTTACTAATACTTTTGGTTGTGCTCCTCCTATCATTAGAATTTATTTTTTAATTCTTGTTTATTAATAATCTCTTTTAATCTTTGAACGTATGTTGGGTCCTCAGCATAATTCTGTCTTAAGTATTCAAAATATTCTCCTTCAGTTTTAATACTTCTTAAGTAAGATGAATAGTATAAAGCATAATCGATAACTGATTCTTGCCATGTTTCGTAATAGGCATGACCTCTATTTGTTCCTTTTGCTAAATTAGCTCTTAACTTAGCTTCCTTCATACCGAACATGTTATTGTTCTCTAGAAAGATAGTTGATTTGAAATGCCCTGATTCTAATTTAGCTTGTGCTAAAATGATATGAGGGTATCTAAAATTTAACTCTGTAATCTTTTCAATTAGTTTTTCCTCTGAGAATTCATTATATTCTCTAATTACAATTAATTTCTCTTCTTGAGATAAATTTTCTATCTCATTAACTGGATTAGATGTAAATCCAAAAATTAATAATAATCCTACTGCTGCTCCTAAACCCATTAATGACTTATTAGTCAATTTAACTTTTTCAGGTAACAATGTTTCTTCATTAAATTTGTAATACATAACCTTTTTGTTTTAAATTAATAATTTTTAACTTCTTTAATATGTTTGCATTCTCTATCTTTTGATCTCCAAAACCCGGGACAATTACATTTGTAAACGTTACCTGTTTTTCTAACAATATATTCTGAATCACTACTTGATGATTTAAATCTCCAAGTATCAGTTTCAGGTTTAACTTGTTTAATTAATGGTTTAATCCAATTAATATCACTAACTTCAGTTTTCATATCTACCTCTTGCCAAGTAGGTAAAATATATTTTTTTCCATTTGAAACAAATAATGTTGGAGGATATATTGGATGAGTATGTTCATATTTGAACACCTTAACACTAATAAATTTTCCAAATCCTTTAGGATTAATACTAAGTTGTGTTGTTGGACTATATACAACCCTTGTTCGAGGATTATTATATTTGTTTAAATGAGTAAATTGTAATAGTGCCATAACCTTTATTTTCTAATTAATACATAAATGTACGAAAGAAAAGTCGCTATTCCTAGCGACTCTGTGTTTTTCTTTACGATAATATTTCTTTTTATTCTTCTGGACTAAATGTCTAGAAGCTTCCCATTGTTCTTGAAGGGTAAACTGAATAACTTGTAATTTAGGCTTCATAAGTTTGGGTTTTTGAATTTAAGTCAAGAGATAAGGCATAACATAAATCTTTTAATCTTCCGACTAAAGCTATTTTTATTAAATCTTCATCAGTCATATGATTAAAAAATGTAAGAGTATTTAACACAATTTTATTTTCTTTGACCCCTATAGATTTCATAATATATTATTTAGTTTTTCCCCATTTCTCTCCTTTACCTTTAGTTTTACATTGAGCAGGTGTTGGACGACATGCAGGATATTTTTTCCTTTTTTCACCTTCTTTTCTACCACAAGATTTATAACCACCATCTCCATCAGGTGCATTACAATCAACCCAACCCCCAGTTTTTCCTTTTGCTCCTCTACGATTAAACCATTTACGGAGTGATTCTTTTTCTTGAAGTACTTCTTTAACTACTTCTTTTAAATCTTTCCAAATATCTCCTTTACGGCATCTAACAATGGAACCTGATTTATATGCTGAGGGTTTATCGTATTTACGATCAGCAATACGTTTACATCTATCTTCCTCAGATAAAATTTCTTCGAAAAGATTAATTAAACTTATATTACTTTCCTTGCCCTGCATATAGTTTTTTATAATTTTTGCTTGATTTTAATTTAGAAGTTTTACTTTTAGCGTGTACTCCGGGTCTACTTACTTTTCCTGTTTTAGGAGCATAACTATTGTCATTTGTTTTTTTAGCCATTTGTTTATAAATTTAATTTATTATAAATATTGGCTTATTTTTGTACTTTATGACTTTTTAACTTTAGATTTTAAATAATCTAGAGCATTAACTATTAACGAACAACGCTCATAATCTTCATAATCTTGCATTGTATCTAGATTTATCTCTAAAGTTTCAATCATATCCTCTCTATCAATAATAATATCATAGATAAAATCAGTATCTTTAGTTATAATTTGTAATACAGGAATTTCTTTTTTACGTGTTTTTAAATTTTGAAGAGCAATATCTACTATCAAATCAGATAGGTATTTACTTTCTCCATTAAGTAATTTTTCCATTTCCTTAGTAGTATTATATACTATTTTATTTTTGAATTCCATATTAAAAATTTTTTAAAAAGTTACCCTTAATTTTCTTATCTTGTAATTTACGAAATTTTTCGTCATTATCCAACATTTTTGATGCTAATCTATCTAAATGTTTGATTTTTTGTTTATCGTAATCGTTTACTATTTTACTATGTTTTTTGTTTTTCATTATATTCTAGAGATATATTGATTAACTCCATCATCATCCTCATCTGCTAAACCTAATTCTTTTAAACGTTGTAAATGATAATCATCAACTTCCCATTCTATAGTTTCAGTTGTACCATAATGTTCTTGTTGGGTTTCAATCTGTTTAACATCATTAGTATTAAATACATCACCTACGGTTAAAAAATAATGATTATAACATAATAACTGAATATTATCTAGACTATAATTATTACTATTTTTATCCTTAAAATGAAGTAATAAAGGCATTTTGTAATCTAATACTCGTCTTTCTTTAAATTTACATACAGTACATTCTTCTGATAAATATCCTTGCTCAATAAGTGAGTATTTAAGTTTATTAGGTTCAAATGATGAGGCAGCAATTCTACCTTCAATAATTTCAACCATAGCAGGCATTTTTTTACTACCCTTTAAAAATTTAGGCACACCTTTACCTGCTTGATTTAAATGAGTGTCAAACAAATTATACATCTTAGCATACTTCTTATAATGTTGATAAGAAACATGAAGGTATCTTGCAGCTGCCATATTAGATAATGTCTTACCTTGGGCAGCTACAATTTGTTCTTTGCTTAAAAACTTCTTTAAATTACTCAAAACTATTCTTCTTCTTCAGTATTAATAATAGTAAGTGGACCTTGTAAATTTTTATCATCTTCAATATCTGGATCAGTAAGATCAGCTAATGCTTTAGCTTTTAACTTATTATCAGATGAAATTTGATCTTGGTATATTTGAAATTGTTTATCACTCATGATAACAGTCTCAACCCAAGTATGATCTCCTTCTCCCATTAAAACTGGAATACCATGTTTTTTTCCTTCACCTTTCCCGTTTTCAGAACAGGTAACGCAAAAATCATAACCATATTGAGTTAATCTTAACTCGGGCATATCATTTCCACAAGAGCTGCAAGAAATCATTTTAAATGTTTTTTCCATTTGTTTTGTATTTAAGAGTGTATCTATAAATATATTTAAATTATTGTTTGTACTTTTTATTCACATAATCTCCATCACGATGGGATTTTAATATATGACAATGTTTACATAATAACTGATAATTTGATGGTTGTTCACCTTCAAGAGTACCTTTAATTTTAGGGTCTTTATGGTCAACATCCATCAATGATGATAAAATTTCAGTTGTCTCGTTTATATATTGTTTATGTGGTTCAAACCCACATATTTCACAAACAAAATCAATATCTACTATTTTTTCCACCTTATACATCAACCAGGGACGTACAGGTGCATTAGCAGCATACTTTTTGTATTGAATATGGGTAGGACAATAAACATAACGTTGAGTTTTATTATAAAACTCGGTTTCATTATCACACCATGTAACTTTGCACATAACCTTTATTATTTCAAATTATGGGTAAATATACGAACAATAATTTGGGAATCCAAATTTATATTACAGCTCTACCTTCCATTTTTTCCCAATCTTTATTTCTTCTAACACTATGGTTAGTAGCTTGAGCTGCTCTTAATACATTATCAATTGTATCGTGTTTTTTAGTTACACTTAATATAGCAGCTAAATCTTTTGGAAAACAATGACCACCAAAACCAAAATCACCATCTGGTCCAGGTACACTCCAATGACTTTTACCTAATCTTTCATCATATGTAGCCATCTTAATTACATCTTTATACTCTATATCTAATGTAGAACATAAGTCATACATTTCATTAGCAAATGCCACCTTGACAGATAAAAAATTATTAGTTAAATATTTAACCATTTCAGCTTTAGTAGAATCAGTTGCAATAATACTAGCCTGTGGAAATACTTCTAAAAATAAAGGTGCCAAAGCCCAAATAACATCCTCATCTCCTCCTAAAATAATACGGTTTTGATTTTCATAATCTTTAACAGCATTAGCTTCAGTTAAAAACTCAGGATTAAAAACTACATTAATATTTTTATATTTTTCATTCCACTCTTTAGTTGTACCAGGTGGAATAGTTGACTTAACTACTACTGTTTTACATTTGTTATATGTGTTTATAACGTTTAAAGCAGCATCAACTATACCAGTCCAACACCCACCATCATCTTTTTTCATTGGTGTGGGTAAACATACAAATATTACATTACTATTAGATATTACCTCTTCTTCTGTTGAATTACATTTTGACCCATCTAAATCATAAGTAATAACATCATAATAATCTTTAAATTTTTGATAAACAGCGTTACCAACAAATCCCTGTCCTATAATTCCTATTTTCATTTTATTTTTTCCAGAATGAATAAATTCCTTTATCTACTTCGTACTTGTCCCATACAAATCTATCTTTCATAGGTTGAACTTTAACCCAATTCCACATTGCAGTTAATCCATCTTTTAATGATGTTTTATGTTCAAAACCTAATATGTCGACTGATTTTTGATATGTTGGGATTGAGTGTTTTACTTCATGTCTTCCCTCTAAATGGGTAACTTCAACTCCACCTAATATTTCAGCTAATACTTGAGATGCTTCTTTAATTGAATATTCTTCTATACCACCTAGATTAATAATTTCTTTACTTGCTCCAGGTAATATAGCAGCTTTCCAAAGTGGTTCTAATGAATCATCTATATAACTAAATGCTCGGGTTTGTTCACCATCTCCAAATATGGTTATGGGTTGATTATTTAAATGTTGATACATCCAAATACCTAACACATTTCTGTATTTATCCCAAATATTTTGTTTAATACCATAAACATTATGTGGTCTAATTATACACCAGTCAAGACCATGTTGTTCTCCTGCGATTTGAATATCCATTTCACAAGCATACTTAGCTACCCCATAAGGATCGATTGGTTTTGGTATTTGTGTTTCATCAAATATACCTCCATAACCATGACCATAAACCGCAAGAGTTGACGTAAATACCAGTCTTTTAACGTCGTGTTTTATACATTCATTGACTATGCGAGCTGTGGCTTTTAAGTTGTTATCATAGTTGAAACAACGGATAAAAGGTGATAACCCCTCAGCAGCATAAGCAGCAAAATGAAACACATAATCAAATTTATTAACCTCAAAACAGTTTTCAATTGGATGTTCAACTAAGTTCATTTGCCAAAATTCAACTTTAGGGTTAATATTTTCTTTATAACCTCCACTTAAGTCATCAATACCAACAACTTTACATTCTGGGTGATGTTCAATAATCCAATCTGCTAATCTACTTCCCAGTAAACCCGCAACTCCTGTAATTAATACTGTTTTATTCATATTTTATTCCAATCTATTAATGGGCTTAACCAAGCTGTTTCACCGTGTGTAGCATAACCTGGTATAGGTGTAACTAATAATTTATTATTTGCTCTTAACTCTAAAAACATTTGAAAATCATTTGGATGAGTTCCTGATGTATGATGTCTTAGGATTTCTTCATTTTCCTTTAATGTACTTACTTTAGCAGCAAAAGTCATTGTAGTACTATTTGTAATTTTCCAATGTGTACTTTCAGTTAAATATACTCTAGTATCCTCTGCTCCTCCCCCACAGTATATGTTTCCTCCTTTAGAAGGATCTAAATACTTATCAGGATGATCATATAATGATACGAATGAAGCTCCTAAACTCAAACCCTCTTCAATAATTTTTTGACTATTTGGTTTATGAAGATAATCATTTTCAATAAAATAAATGATTTCATCATCATCATATGTTAGTGCTTCATTTAAAGCTAAATTAAAAGTAGCAGCACCATTACCTTGGGATGCATATGAAATAGCATCCCTAGTAATGTATTTTTGAATCATGTCATTGGTTATTTCTGAAGTATTATCTGCTATTATACTCCAAATTGCATCGGTAAATACCTCAGATGCATTTTTAAGACATAATTCATTATTAATATAATCAGGTTTTATTTTATTATAACCATTGTCTGAAATTCGGTAGATAATTCTCATTTACGTTTTATAATTGTAAATCCGTTGTTATTTTCAAATCTTTCAACTAATTCCCACTCATCACTATATTCATCCAAGAACTCAGTAACAGCATCCCATAAACCTTTATTAGGTGTAAGTTCACCATGGAAATCATGATGTGAAGTTGTTGCCTCACCACGATGTGCAAAAGTAGTTGTATCATGGAAACAAATATATTTTTTTACTTGTTTGTGATGTCTAGCAAGTTCAGCTTTCAATTGATCATACACATGCCAGGTATCAATAAATAATAAATCTGTGGGTTCAATATCTATATTTAAAACATTAGCTTCTATAAATTTAAAATTTATACCATAGAAGTTAGCAGTATCAATTAATGGTTGGATATCTCCACCCCAAGTTGAGGGGTTATGTAAATCATAACAATATAAGGCATCTTTAGGTTCACAAGCTAACCAGGCCCAAGTAGAGCAAATTCCTCTTACTCCCATTTCAGTAATATGATTACACTCCGAACCATATTTTAACATAGCAGGAAAATGTTCATTAATATCTGAAGGGATATTATTTAAGTTTTCAAATTGTTTTTCTAAATCGTAAATCATAATTTTAATAAATTTTTAATTAAATTTTATACCCTTAACTTGAATTCCATTTTTAGGGTTATGGGAATTATTAGCAAATAATTGTGGAGAAATACCCCATTTATATTTAAATATTTGTACAGCAGGATTTTCCGATGCTATCATTTCCTCTTTATTAACTCCTTTTTTAGTTGCCATACTTACAAAATGATAGAAATGAGCTCTATGAGTTTTAATAAAATCTAACCCATTTAGTTCTAATTTAAGAAAGAAATCCCAATCACAAATAAAAGGAGAATTATATAAAGTATCAAATCCTCCTACAATCATATAATCTTTTTTCCACATAGCAAATGGAAATATTCCACCATCGGGAGAAAATTTATCTTCTCTAAGAGATAATTCATATTCAATAAACTCATTATATTTAAATTCTTTAGGGTTTGTACCAAAATCACCTACAGGAAAACCAAATATACCTGCGTATGGTTCTATTTGATTTATAGTCAATACATTTCCTGGTTTTAAATCTTCTTCTATAATAATATCCCAATCTTTACATAATACATTGTCATCATTAATAATAACAATCCGTTCATTAATAGCATTCATTACACCCAAATTAAGTGCTTGTTGCATACCCTGATTATGACCTAAATCAAGTAATGATATATTATCTTTATATTTTTCTAATATATGTTGACTTTCTTCAATAAATCCGTCTATAGCTACTACTATCTGATTATTGTTAACTTGTCCTTCTAGTGCTGATTTTAGACATAGATCTAAACATTCAGGATTTCTATATGAGGGAATAATTAAACTTACCATTTATAATGTTTTTTGTATTTGTGCATATCTTTCATTTTGTTGTTCCTGTCTTTTAATTTCTTTATTATGATAGATACAATAAATTTCTTCAGTAGGGAGAAAAGCATAAGAATTATATCCTTCTACCATCCCATGTATTTTATGTCCTGACCATTTTATCACAGAATCGTTTTTATATATTCTTTTCTGTTGGTCAGGCCAATTAACCCATCCTTTTTCATTTACATTCCACCCCCATTTATTGATATGTTCTTGAGTAAGACCTTTGACTAAGTTAACTCTAGGGATAATAAAAACATCTACTGGGTTTGATTCTAGTATTGCTTTTAAATTAAGTACTAAAATCTCTGATGGGATTTCATCAGCATCTATCTGAAATATGTAATCTCCTGTACATTTAGAATTCATATAATTCTTATTTTCTAAGAAATCCTGTTGAAAATCAAATGGAAAAGCTATTACCTTATCTTGATGGTATTCTAATATATCTAATACTTCTTTAGTAACTCTATTGTTATCATAAACAATTACAATTTCATCTTCTTTATCTATTATGGGGCTAATAAATTCAATTAAATATTGAAGTTCTTTATCCTCATTACATACTGTTATGCCGTAACTTATCTTCATAATTTATTCTGGTAATACCCCAATATACGAAAGAGCATCTAGATAATCACGCTCTCCAAAATTTTGTTTGGTAGTCATATCGGGTTTATGAGTTAAACCTGTTTCTTTTTGTTCTTCTTCACTTAATTCTCTAGTTCTAACTGAAGCCCAAGCCCAGTTATCAGCACTATTACCTTCAGCAAATACCATCCCTAAGGTTGGTTCATTAATAGTATTTGGAATCCAAACTAATTCAGTAGATGGATCAATCCAAGATATAGCTTTATGAAGTTCAGGTAAAACTGACATTTGTTCTTCATAAAATTCAGTCCCGGGTATCATTAATGTATTAGTCCAAAACCCACAAGATAAACTAAAATAATTAATTATATCTTCATTTACTTGGATTTTATAACATAAATCACCCCCGGATTTAGGACAATTTATAATTTCATCGTATTGCATATTATTGTAGTTTTGGTGTTGTTAAAGTTGGTAAAACTAATTCTACATGCTTAGGAAATTTAGGAACTGTATTAAGTAAAAGTTTATCTACTAATTCAGCCATTTTTTCATAACTAAAATTTGTTTTAACATAAAATCCTTGTTTTTTACCCATTTCTCCAAATTTCTTATAGTTTTTGTAAACATCTTTATAAGCAGAAACAGCAAATTTTTCACTTACTTGAAACCATTGAGTATCTTTTCTTAACCATTGATTAGCAGCACTACTATCTACATTTTCTAAATGTCCTGGAAGTAAAACTGTATTTTGAGGATTTAAAAAATCTAAATGTCCTGACCACCCTGAGGCAATAATTGGTTTTTTACTTAAACCAAATTCAGATAAAGGTCTACCATATCCTTCTCCTTTAGTAAAACTTACCATAGCTTTTACTTTTGGATGGTTATATAATTCATTCATTTCTACATCTGAAAGTCCACCGTTTAAAATATAGACATTTGGTAAAGTATCATTTTTATATAAAGATTTAATGGAATTAATTCTATCTAAAATAGCTTCTCTACTCATATAACTGTTTCTACCAGTTGATGCTTTTAGAATTAATGCAGGAGCGGATTTTTGGTTTTTAAAGGCATCAAAGAAGTATTTAATAGTTAAACCAACATTTTTTCTATCATGGCCTAAAGCCCCTTGCATCCAATGTCCTACAAATAGATAACAAAATGATTCTTTAATAGCATCTAAATTAAGAGTGATATCTTCGTTTGGAATATGTTTGTATACATTCAAATCAATTCCTTCAAATACAACTTCAATTGGTTTTTCCAGTTTAGTTATTCCTATAGGTTGATTAGTATTTTGATCTCTTTTTTCAAAATTTATTTCACTAAATACCTTTTTACTATGATTTGAAGAAACCCAATTCATATCCATTCTATTTAAACCATCAATCCAAGATGGGTCACATCCAGTACTTTCAATTCCTGCTGTACAACCAATATTATATTTTCCCTGAGGTACAAATTCACTTGGAATGGTAATTTGCATCCAAATATCAGGCTGAGCTGTTAGTTGTTGTGATACAAATGGAAGTAAAAAATCCCATTCCTTATTATCTTGTAGGAAATTAGTTGGTGTATCTCCCCATCTTTGTGGTAAGATTTTAACATCATACCTTTCTGTGTTTATAATTGCTTTTACAATATCACGTGCTCGTGCTCCATATCCACTGTAAGTATCTATTGGGCAACTGATTACAAAACTTGGCTTATTCATTAATATACTATTTTATGGTTTAAAAATTTACCTTTATACTCGGTAGCATTTACAATTTCAAAATTCTCTCTTGGTGTCCATACTTTAAATAAAGCATCAAATGCTTCCATTACTCTGTCAGCTTGATGTTTAGCTGTAAAACCTGCTTCATCACTTAAAGCCCATTCTCTACCTTTTAATCCTTTTGCTTTTCTTACATCACGAGGTAAAGCATATACTTCTTTAATTCTATCACAAGCATCTTCCCAAGTACATCTGTCATCATAAATGTAAGGTGTTGGAGGCGAACCTTGAATTGATCTTGAAGTTGGATAAACTGGGAAAGCCCATTCACCATGTTTCTTAAATGTACCTCTATGGTTTGAAGGGATTTCTGGAGATGGAGTAAACCATTTACCATTCTCATCTTCAAATCTCATTTGATCTTGCATACCACCTGTTACATTTGCAATAATAGGAGTACCTGCTAAAATAGCTTCTGTAATTGTTAACCCCCAACCTTCATTAGAAGTAAGTAAGATTTGAGCATCAGCTATGTTATAAAGGAAATTTAATGTTTTTCTATCAAGTTTATTTTGAGAGAAAATAATACATTTACTATAATTCTCATCAAACAAATATTCTTTTACTTTAGTTAAATCGGTACCATGGTCTGAAACTAGTTCAGTATGTAAAACAAACCTACATTTCAATGCTTCTTCATAAGGCAATGAGTCTAAGAATGCTCTAAAAGCCATCATTGCATCTGGAATTTGTTTTCTACGAATGTTTCTTGAATTAAAGAATAATGCAAAGTTTACTTCTTCACCTTTAAATAAAGTTTTGTTTCGGTAATCTAAATATTCTTTATATTGTTCATGGCCTTCATTGATTGGATAAAAATGAGTATGGTCTAAACCGTGAGGAACATATCTAAATACTCTTTTATCATTATTAACATCGGCTAATACTAATTTATTAATATTAACTGTTTGTTTTGATATACCCATTAATAAATCACAAGCTTCATAGTAAGGTTGGTTATATCTTGGAGCTGGATAATCGTCCCAAATGTTTAGATAAGTAATAGGACATATTTTACGAATTTGATCTTCCATATTAAAAATATGTTGGAAGTATCTTGGATCTGTAATTAACATTACTGCATCTGGTTTTTCCATTGCCAGAATGTTTTGAACATCCTGTACTGAACCATATCCATCTACACAATATAAGAACACAGAAGAATCTTCCATACCCATTTCATTATTAACGGCCACACTAAGATCCATTTTTTTACCTTTTTCTGGATGTGAAATAGCACCTGCTATATTTACCCAATTAAAATGGTGAGCGGTATGCATTACAATTTCTTTGGCTACAGTAGCAACACCCGAGTGTACTCTAATATCATCACATATTAGTAGGATTTTTTTTCTTTTTTCTCTAGGAAGAGATTCAAAACTTTGATTCATTAATTTTTAATTTATAGTTCAGTATTAGTTTGATTTGTAACTTGTTTACGGAAATTCTCATCTGTAAGGTACAAATAAATAGCCCGATCGGCAAGCTTTTGAAAAGAAAACTTTCGTTTTACACATTCAATTTTAAAATTTTCAAATAAATCGCTTTGGATTTTTACACTAGTTAGTGTCATTGTTTTTGTGCTCATAATCTTTATTAGTTTATATGTTATGTCTATACATATATAAGTAGTTTAGTAAATTATACCCTCTCCACAATTTTCTCTATCTTCCTTATAAGGACAATACATACAACTAAACTTACTTATATTTTTAGGATACTCAGCTTCCTTAATATCCCCATTTGTGTTAAAACAATCTCTTATAAAATCATCAATAGCACTTTTGGCTCTACCGATTTTAATTTTACCACTTGGTGGTGAAAATGTTTGAACTCTGTATGCTTGATGAGGTGACATAAGTTTTTCATCATCCATATCCATCACTTTTCTTTTAACAATAAAAAATTCAACTTCGATATCATCTAAAGGAATATTGTATTGAGTTGAGAAGAAGGTTTTGTATAATAATATTTGAAACTGTTTATCTTCATTCTTTTTATCTTTATCTCCCCAACCACGAGTGCTGGTTTTAATATCGATTATACGGAATTTATTTGTAGGTTCATGATACATTACAATATCCAGGAACCCCATGTATAATACGTTACTATACATTTTATTTGGTGCAAGTACAATAGGTATTTCACAACCAACTAAATGCCAACCACGTTTTGAAAAATATCTAGTTTTTCTTTTTTTAAACCAATTAAGGATTCCAACTCCATCTTCAAAAAATTCTCTCATTTCCTCAGCTGATGAAAAATGGGAACCATTATTTGCTTTGTATTGTTTTTGATATTCGTTGATAAAATTAGCTTGAAATGTATCTTCTATGTTAATTTGATCCGCTACCGTAGTAGAAGTATTATACATTGTACCCAAATAAGATTGGATTGATTCATGTATAGCAGTTCCAAATACAGTGTGTATAGATGAAGTAAAACGCTTTATTTTATCTTTATACTGAAGTTTCCATCTATGAGCACAGTTTCTATAAATAGACATCTGTGAATATGAAATATTCTTTTGATAAGCAAAATTTACCTCAGTGGGAGGATTGTTTTGAATTTCTCTTACTATTTTAGGTAATTTTTTTGCCAAAATATAATTATTTCCATTGTCCTCTAAGGACTAATTGTGCTATAATACCATAATTTGATATGTCTACAAAACTATCAATCATAGGTTCACTTTTTACATAAGCATCTCCTTTTCGTTTTAAGAGATTTTTTAAACGATTAACTTTATCATTACAACGTAACCAAATTCCCATCATAGAAAAATCAACATCTTCTTTTTCAGTTAAATCAGAACCTAAAGCAATATTACCTAAACCATAATCCATCATTTTGGATGCAAATAAGGTATATTGTTCAATTTGAATTTCTCTAAATGCTTCCGCTAATTCAGGATAAGTTTTTTCAAAATCCTTAATACTACGATCTTGTTGGGTTTTGTTGATAATTTCTTTATCACTCATATTTTCTTCGTATTTACTTATTGAACTACCCATTGATTTGATCTGTTGTGTTAGGAAAATATTTATCTAGAATGTCAATCTGATCCTGATACTCAGCAATATATTTTAACTCTATTTCGATTGCATCAACTATATCTGAATGTTCTCCAATACCTGCAGGATTTTTAAGATAAACTTCAACATTTGCTACGTGTTTATCAATATGTCCTCGAGCATGACTTCTAACTGCGTTTAATAATATTTGTCTCATTTTAATAATGTTTTAATTTCTTTTTTTTCAATTCCTCTATGGGTTAATATACGAAGAACTTCGTCGTTCCCCAAAAATTCTAGATAATCTTTTACCTCTTTACTTGAACACATCCAATAATCTTTTAAATGATTAATTAAATCAGTATTACGTTGTTTAATATTTGATTTAATATATTTACTCCATTTATTATTTTTAGGGATAAATTCTCTATAAATTGAATAAATTTCTTTTTTATTTTGAGGTGGTAATCTTTGGACCTCATTTACTAATTCTAAAAAATCTTCATTTTGGCTTAGAAAACGATGTACCATGTAACTATTCCAAACCTCCCAATCCTTCTCAGTGAAGGAATTGGGATCAGATTTGGTGGTATTGATTTCTTTTAACCAATCAAAAACATTTTTCATTAGCACAATTCGTCAGCTAATTCTTCTCTTAATTCAGGTGGTAAACCTTCTCCTAATATTTTATTATTTGTAGGATCAAAAAATACTGGGATAGGCATGATAGCATCATTTTCTGTTCCCGCGATGAATTTAGAGATTTTTCTAAGAATTACTCCAGATTGAAATAAGCTACTTCCTTCTGAGTTTTTAATACCTGTAGTTGATTTTAAATCAATGTTAAGTTGTGGTTGTTGTGGTTTTTCCATTTTTATTTATTATTTATTATTTATTAAGTTTTGAATTAATGACATTAGACAAATTTCTTTATCTATTCTAAAATTTGCTTTGTATTGATGATCATTTATAAGAATAGCTACTGTACCCTCTTTACCAGGCATATAACTACTTGATTCCTCATATAATGCTCTATACATTTCCTCAAAATCATCAGTATTCGAATCAGCAACGATTTGACGAATGTTTTTAAATGATGGTTTTGGGGTTTGTAACTCTGCGATTACCTTACCAATATAATTTGATGATACAAGTATATTAGTATCCAATTCAATTGTATTATCTACCGTGGATAACTGCAAAGTATTAATACATTTACGTAAGTCTGGATAGTATTGGTTTACTATAACTTTAAGATCTTCTACAGTATATTTTATATTTTCTGATGTTAAAATACCAGCTAAATGTTTAGCAACATCACTTTTAGTAGGTGGAACTATTTTAAGAACCTGACATCTTGATTGTAATGGGTCAATAATACGCTCAACAAAATTACAAGTCATAATAAAACGAGTAGTACGTGAAAACGTTTCAATAATATTACGTAAAGATGCTTGTGCTTGGATTGTTAAGAAATCAGCTTCATCTAAAATAACAACCTTTAAAGGTTTGAATGAAGCTACACTTGCAAAACCAGTTACTTTTTCTCTAATAGTTTCAATACCTCTTTCATCTGAGGCATTAATATAAAGGTGGTCGCAGTCTAAATTATTGATTATAATTTTAGCTAATGTGGTTTTACCTGTACCTGCGGGACCGTAGAATATAAGGTTTTGAATATCATTTTGTGTTAAGTATTGTGCTATAACTTTTTTGATATTCTCATTACCTACATAACCTTCTAAATTATCAGGGCGATATTTTTCTACTAATAAACTATGTTCTTTCATTTAGTACTCTCCGTAAATTGAAAATTTCTGTTCTTTAGGTTTTTCTATTTCTTTTTCTTCAGATGAAATAGCAAATAACTCACCTTTTAAAGGGGCTAATCTATATTCACCTCTAAATCCTGTTTTAGTCATATAAGCTTCTAAAGTATCAGTTAAAGTCTTATGTACTTGACCATCAGGTTCATTAGCAACTAAACGCCATCTATCACCAGGTGGTACACGACGAGCAATTAAAATATTTTGTTCTATAATCTGTGTTTCTTGATTTTTCATATTGTAAATGTACGAAAATTAAGTGGGGAAGACAAGCTCCCCCACATATTTTACTTTTTACTCTCAGTAACAGAAGCTTTATTGTATGCCGAGATTAATTTTTTGATACTGCTTAATGCTTTTCTAGCACGTTGAGCTGATGCCTTTGTAGTACCTGCATGTTCATCTTGAAATTGGGTATATAACCCTTCAATTTGTTCGAATAATTGTTGTTTTTCCATTTTTTAATTTAAATTTGATTAATAATCCATTCCAGCACCTTGAGAAGCATTTGATTGAAGCACTCTCATTCTTTCTTCAGCACTTTTATCTTGAGTAATAGTACACTCAGTTAATAAAATAGTTCCAGCAATTGAGGCAGCATTTTCTAGAGCTAATCTTGTTACTTTAGTTGGGTCAATAATACCTCTTTCTTTAAAGTTAACAATTTCTCCTGATTCTACATCAACACCGTTCCAATTATTACCTGATTCTAATACTTTGTATTTTCCTAAAATTGCAGTTTGAGCAATATCATAACCTGCATTAATTAAAATTTGTTCAAATGGTTTTGAACAAGCTTTAGCTACAATGCTATGACCTTTTTTACTAAGATCTAGACCTTGAGAAGCAACTAATAAAGCAACACCCCCACCTGGTAAAATACCTTCGGCTATGGCAGCTTTTGTAGCATGTAAAGCATCATCAACTCTATCTTTTTTCTCTAACATTTCAGTTTCAGTGTTACCACCAACATGAATAATAGCTACACCACCAACAAATTTAGCAAGTCTGTTTTGTAATTGTTCAGTTTCGTAAGGAGTAGTTGATTTTTCAAGTTGAGCTTGTAATTCTTCAATTCTTGAAGTAATTCTTTCAACATCACCTTTACCATCAACAATAGTTGTTTGATCTTTAGTAATTGTAGCTTTTCTAGCTGAACCAAACCAAGCCCAATCAAAACGGTCAAGTTTCATTCCTTTTTCTTTGGAAAATACTTGGCCACCTGTTGTAATAGCAATATCTTCTAAGATAAGTTTTCTACGATCTCCAAAATCTGGGGCTTTAACAGCACAAACATTAATTGTACCTCTCATTTTATTAACAATAAGGGTAGCAAGTGCTTCATTGTCAATATCTTCAGCAATAATTAATAATGATTTTCCTTGAGCTGAAACTGCTTCTAAAATTGGAAGTAATTCTTTTACTGTGTTTAATCTAGTATCTAAAATTAAGATAGCTGGGTTTTCTAATACAGATGACATTGAGTTATTATCTGTAACAAAATAAGGTGATTTATAACCTCTATCGAATTGCATACCTTCAACTGTTTCAAGATAAGTATCTCCAGTTTTAGATTCTTCAATATGAACAACCCCTTCTAAACCTACTTTTTCAATTGCAGAAGCAATTAATTTACCGGTTTCTAAATCATTATTTGCAGAAATTGAAGCAATTTGTTCTAATTGACCTTCATCTGAAATATCTTCTGACAGATTGTTTCTAAGATTAGAGATAACAATTTTAACTGCGTCATCAATTTCTCTTTTAATTTTAACTGCATTTTCACCATTATCAAGGCTATTTAAACCTGCTTTAATAATTTCGCGTGCTAATAAAGTTGAAGTTGTAGTTCCATCTCCTGCTTTATTGGCTGTATTAATAGCTGCTTGTTTAAGTAATAGTACCCCTAATTCTTCACTTGGATTATCTAAAACTATAGATTTAGCTACTGTAACACCATCTTTTGTTGATTGAGGAACTTCTCCATTACCTCTAAAAATTACAACATTACGACCATTAGGACCTAATGTTGAAACTACAGCATCTGCTAATTTATCAATACCTCGTACTAGATTAATTCTAGCGTTTTTACCGAATTCTATTTTTCTTTCCATAAATTTTATTTTTCTTCTTGTGTTACTTTAGCCAAAATCTGGTTTTCAGGTCCAACATAGTATTCTTCTCCTTGAAATGGTAATTTTGTAAATCCCATCGTAGGTAATACTACTCTATCTCCTACTTTTAATACTGTTGGAATAAAATCACCTGTAAAAGTGGGTTTTCCTGGGCCTACAGCAATTATTTCGGCATACTCATTTTTGTCTTTCCCCATATCTGGAACGATAATATTTCCGTAAACGGTTTCTTCGCTCTCAATGGGCTTAACGATAACTGCATCAAATAGTGCTTCTAATTTCATTTGTATAATCTTTAATTTGGTTACTAATTGTTTGATAATTTTCAATAAACTCTTTTAAACTGTTGTAATCTTCTAAATTAGATTTTAATTCTGCTATTTTATTAATAGCGCGGCCAAAATCAGAAAAGTAATATAAAGACTTTTCATATGTCTTGCTTTTACCTTTAGATCTAAAGTGATCAGAATCTGATTCGATTACTTGTTTAATGGTAAAACTATATTCATCTCTTGTGATGAAAAAAGGTTCTAACAAAGGATCTCTAATTACCTGGATTGATTTTCTACGTGTTGTCATCTATAACTAATTTTTTAAGTGTACGTAAATATACGAAAAAACTTGTGCTGGAGCACGTTTTTTTGCAATTACTATTACTTTATTTTTAAAGTTTTAGGTTTTGCTGACTCGGAAATTGGGATGAAAATTTCTAATAAACCATTTTCCAGTTTAGCTTCAGCCTCTGGAAGATTAAATTTAGATGAAATTTTATAGGATAAATTAAAGGATTTTTTAGATAACCCTCTATGGATAGTACCAGGATGTAATTCTTCTTCTGGTTTGTTATAACTAATTGTTAGAATATCGTCTTCGATATCTATTTTTACATCACTTTTAGTAAGACCGGTGCAAGCTACTTCAAAAAATAGTCCTGTTTCGTCGTAAAAAATGTTTAAGGGATGGGGTTGTTTTGTTGTTTTGGCAGAGCCGAATCCACTTGTTGGGAAAAATGCATTGTGGAATAGAATGTCAAATTCATTAAAGTTTGTACTCATATCGATTTACGTTTATGCGTCCTAAGATCGCGGTTAAATAATTTATTAAAATATAACTTGTGCTCCAGCTACTAGTTACTTTATGATACATATATAGAGTATAGGGAAAAGTCAATTTTTTATTCGTTTCTTAAAATATAATATGTACTTATAATTCCTTCACCTTCAAATTCTAATTTTAATAATCCTTTTTCAGATAATTTTAATAAAGCAGAAGTCATATCTTTATTAGCATTAAAAATATCTTTAATCACGTTTGAATCAAATGGGATTATTAAATTATCTTTAGTTATTTTACCTTGAATTTTGTAAGTAATTTTATTTGAATAACCTGATATATCACCAAATATGAATTCACAGATTTGATTACCATCTGTATCTAATTTAGTAGTAATTTGCATATTCTGAGATTCAGGCAATGCACTTTTAGCTTTAATAATATGACCTATATCAGATTGATCTAATTCTAATTCAACTTCAAATGAATCAGGGTCACTCACCCACTGTGCTTTTCCTATAGTTAAGGAATCAGCTAATGTGTAGGTTAAATCAAAATTGGCATCAGCAATATCTAAAATGGTATATAATTCTTTTCTACCTTGTAAAGATAACATTAAATCACCATTAGTAATAGATAATAATTTAGTTAATTTATCAGTATCAAAAATTCCTAACTCACTATCTTGTAGTGGGAAATTATCAAGAACAACTTTACATGCTCTACCTCCTTCACTAGCAAAAATAGTTAATGTATTATCCTTAATTCTCCATTTTACTCGATTGTGACGTCCACCTAAGTGATATTTTGAAATAACGCTCTGTAATATATTTTTATTTATCATAACTGTAATATAATATTTCTTTTTTAAACTTCAAAAAAATCAAATGCTTTTTTATAAGGATTTAAATCTAAATTCCATTCTAAATCACTAAAAAATCCTTCTAATTTGTTTAACAATATAGAATCAAATATTTTTTGCCTATCAGCATACTTAGCTAAAAATTCATTTATCTTATCAGGCATATCATAATCAAAAAAGGCTAATGCTTCAATTTTATATGGATTATCTTTTAAATAAATCCATTTTACTTTATCTGCTTGAGTAATGTAATTATGTTTTTTATCTAATTGCCATAATCTTAATAAATCATTATAACGAATAGTTGCTCGAACAGATGCAGGTGCACCTTTAAGAATTTCAGTAAACATCTCTCCTGCTCGAGCATTCTTACCTGAGTATTTTTCTAATTTCTTAACAGCAGTTGGATTACCTAATCTGTTAAGAGGAATAGTATTATCTAAGATTTGTTTTTTAAATACTTTAATTTGTTCTAAAATATGACTATGTGAAGCTCCTTTTAGAACTTGTTTTAAAATATCATTGAAGAATTCTCCTAAAATAGGTGGAAAGTTAGCTTTCATAAACTCTAAACCTTTAATATCTAAAGTTTCTTTAGCAATACCCTCCTGTTTAGTAATCCATTGAGCATATCTTCTTGTAGCTCTAAAATAAGCTGAACGAATAACACATTCGGTTTTCATTTCAAGACGATGTTCATCAACATTAAAACATTCTTTAGCTAAAATGTTATAATGATTGGTAATGATATCTTGATACTTAAGTGCTACCTTCTCTAAAATATCATCTTTTTCAGCATCACTAAATTCTGCAAAATTAGGATAAAGATGAAGTAGTAGGGGTTCGGCATTAAAATAGTTACTATCTGTATCCACATAGGCACAGTAGTTGATATCATCGGGATCACAGATCCACCAAGGGGTTTCTTCTAAATGTTTCATTAAAATCTACTATCTTCTCCAGGTACTGTTATTATACCACAATCTTTTTCTCCACGTGAAGTTAAAAGTGCTTCAGCGGGTTTGATGTGATAAGATACACCCTTTATTTTAAATTCCCCACCTTGATGAAGCATTTTTCTAAAGAAATTTTCTTGAATATCGCTCCAACCTCGGCTTATTTCAATCAATTCATCTTTAGGTATTCTTTGACCATCAACTATAATAGTTGTTTCTTTTCGGATTGCTTGTGCTGATAATGCCATTATATCTCTAATTTAATTTCGTTTCTAATTACTTTGTTCATATGCCTATTAGCACATAAAGCTGATTCTTGAATAATTCTGTGTCCTGATAAAGTAATAGCTTCACTTAATATAGCAAGATTCATTCCATATCTAAATGAAGGTAATGCTGTGGCTCCATATAAACTATTTAATAAAATTTTCATTGTGTATTGCATTAAGTGATTATATTCACCTTTTTCTTTATCTCCTGCTTTATAAGCAGTTTTCATTCTGTTTTTATATAGTACTCTTTCTTCAAACCATTTCTTTAAAATAGTAGATAATACTGATTCTTTATCTGTTCTAAACATTGAACCATTTGCTGCAACCGCTAAATTTTGAGATTCGATAATACCTACAAGTACTCCTGCTTCAACATTAGTTTGTTTACGTTTAGCATTTTCAACTAATAATAATTCTTTAGGATCTTTAGCCTTTAAATCGTTAAGCCCCAATCTATTATTACGATCATCTGCATCTATAATACGTCCTATAAAAGTTTCCTTACCTATGTTAACTGACATTAT